AATATTACTTGCATCACCCTTATATTTCCTTGGATGCGAAGGTTTGTATTTACTTTTAATACTTTCTCCCATACATATTATATAAGGTCAAAAGTTATTTAGATGCCTAGAGGAGTAACTTCCATATCGGAAGTAAAATCAAAACTACTAAGTCCAGCACAAACATCTCACTTCCTTGTGGACATCCCTTTTCCACCCGGCACGGAACCCAACACGGTTGGAGGAAAGTTGAGAAGATTGGTGGGTCAAGATTTGGATAAGTTGAGTCTTCAGTGTAGCGAGGCGAGTTTGCCTGGTTCAACCTTTGCAACTTCAGTTATTGATAATGATCGAACAGGTGTAACCGAAAGGCACGCCTACAGAAAAATATTTGATGATAGAATTGATTTAACTTTTTATGTTGATGCTGATAGATATCTTCCAATCTTGTTTTTTGAAGAGTGGATGAATCACATTGCGGGTCAAGATTTTGGTAAAAGTGGTGACGCATTGATTGATCCATCTCAGCGTATTAAAGATCTGAGATCAGCAAACTATAACTATAGATTCAGATATCCAGATGATTATATCGCTGAAGGATTTACGATTACAAAGATTGAAAAAAACTTTTATAAAGAAGTTAGACAGTCAAACATTCTTGAGAGTATTTTTAATACATTTACCGGGGCTGATTTGGGCAGAACTTCATATAAACCTAATGGAAGTTTTTTAAGATATGCATTTGTTAGAAGTTTTCCTATAGCGATTAACTCAATGCCAGTGTCATATGACACATCACAACTACTTAAAGTAACTGTGTCAATGTCATATGTTAGATATGTCATTGACAATTTATCAAACGTTGGAGCAGCAGCTGCTCAAGCTCTCAGTCTTGATTTTGGAGACAGTCCATTTACACAATCTACATTTAATAGTAATCCCACAAATAATAGAACAACTGATACCCGATCAATACCCATGTATGGCGGTGGTGCGATGATGGGAACGCCTCCTTAATCGTGAGTTTCTAATAACCCTCTAAATAATCACACTGAAAAAACTTTATAAAACATCATGCCTTTACCAAAGATTGCTACACCAACTTATGAACTTGAGTTGCCATCTACGGGAGAAACAGTTCAATATCGACCGTTCTTAGTCAAAGAAGAAAAACTTCTTGTCATTGCACTTGAAAGTGATGACACGAAACAGATTACCACAGCTATCAAAAGTGTAATCAAAAACTGTGTGATTACAAAAGGGATCAAGGTAGAACAACTTCCTACATTTGATATTGAATATTTGTTCTTAAATATTCGTGGAAAATCTGTGGGTGAAGATATTGAAGTTAACATCGTTTGTCCAGATGATGAGGAGACTCAGGTCGCCGTCAATATTAATCTTGATGATATTAACGTTCAAAAGAGTGATGATCATACAGACAAAATCAAACTTGATGAGTCTATTATGATGCAAATGAAGTATCCATCTCTTGATCAGTTTATTAAAAATAACTTTGAGTTTAGTGATAAGAATGTGATGGATCAATCGTTTGAATTGATTGCATCATGTGTTGATAAAATCTTCACGGAAGATGAGGTATGGACTGCTTCTGATTGCACCAAAAAGGAGATGACTGATTTCCTTGAACAGATGAACTCATCCCAGTTCAAAGAGATTGAAACATTCTTTGAAACCATGCCCAAACTTTCTCACACTGTGAAGGTGAAGAATCCAAAGACTAAAAAGGAAAGCGAAGTCGTACTTGAGGGCTTAGCATCTTTTTTCGCGTAGCGATGGTTCATATGAACCTGGAGAACTACTTCAATCTAAACTTTTCTTTGATGCAGTTCCATAAATATTCATTAACAGAAATTGAAAACATGATGCCCTGGGAACGTGATATCTACGTTGCCATGTTAATGAACCATCTTGAAGAGGAAAAACTTAAGCACCAGCAAGCGAATGCCTTCGGATGAAACTAGAAAAAACCCGCTAAATCTCAGGAGAAAATTGATTTCTTCTGAGAGTTTTTCAGTGGGAAAAAGCAGGATTGGAACGATATTAAATGGTATTGATATTGTTGATAGGCGCTCTCTTAATAATTCAAGAAAGATAACCAGCATAAAAAATATTATTAAGTCAAAAGGTGGTGACCTTGCAGAAAATCTTAGAAGTGTAAGTCCAGATAGATTAAAAGTATTAGATAATATTGATTCTCTCCTTGCTTCAATGAAAGAAGATGAGAGAAAGAGAAAAGAAAATGAAAAGAGAAGACTTGAGGAATCAAGATTAGAAACTAGATATAAAAAACTAAAACAAACAACTGAGAAAATATTATCACCTGTAAGAGGTGTTCTTGATAGGATCGTTAAAGCATTTATTGCTATTCTTACTGGAAGATTTCTTGTAAAACTCGTTGAGTGGTTATCAAATCCAAGTAATCAGAAAAAAGTAAGTGCGATACTGAGATTCCTTACTGATTTTGGTCCTAAACTTTTAAGCCTTTACATATTATTTGGAACAAGATTTGGTAAGGCGATAAGATCTTTGTCTGGTCTTATCATAAGGGGTGGTTTAAGAATCGGTGCTGCTACATTAATGCTTCTACGGAAGATGGGATTCAAGAGAGCCGGTATGATGGCAAGATCACTTCTTGGTAGGAGTGGTCGTAGGATCGCAACTGGTTTACAGATCGGTGCTGCAACTGCAGGATTCTTTGGATTAAACAGTCTCTTTGGTGGAGGACTTGATGGAGGTGGTGGATCGAGCAGCGACCAGGTAGATAGGGAAATACTTGATCAGAATCAAGATATAAAAGACGCCTATGAAGCAGGATTGACTCATACGATAGGTATGACAGCTTTGGAATCGTTTCCAGTGGTTGGACCATTGGCTGCCATGGGAGTGGACTATGCGAGAGGAAACTATAATGAGGGTGGACTAGTAGGTCTTCCTGGCATGGGTGGAGGTGGTGGTGGACTCAACGCATTGACTGGGCAAGCAAAAAGTAAAAGTTTTGCAACTTACATTGGAGATGGTATCCAAGAATTTTTTGGCATCACACCTAAACGTTTGAGAGATGATGGACAGCAGCATCTTTATGGTGGCGGAAAAGTAGAAGGAAGATCTGGTATTGATAAAGTCCCTGCGATGCTAACGCAAGGTGAGTTTGTGATGTCACGCGGAGCAGTTCAAAAGTTCGGCGTCAAAAACCTCATGGAGATGAACGCTGCTGGTGGTGGTACAAATAAACCAAGATTTGTCCGCGATACAGTATACGCACAGGGTGGTGGTATCATCGGAAATCCTTTTGCACAGAGAGGTCTAGCGCGTGGAACTAGAGCGACTGCTGGATTCACCGGTATGAATAAAGCAGGATTTGATGCTGTCAGCGGAGGGTCGGCTTTCAGACCATCATCAAAACCTCAAATACTTGGAAGAGGTGCATATAGTGCTCCTACTGCTAAGGGAGCACAGCGTTATGCTGGCACCTCTGGATCTCTTGGTGGTCGCCAAATGCCTGGTGGAGTGGTCAAGTCCATTGTCCCTGGTGGTGCTCCTAGGATTCCATTTATTGAACCACAGATGAAGGTGTCTGCTCCAACATTTGATCGTGGCAGAATGCTTGCAAACAAATTGCAAGGTGGTGCGTATCCTAGAAGTCCTTTGGCAAATAGATTAAGAGGTCAGATGTCATCTGGGGTTGGTAGACTACCAAGATTGAAAATCGGTGGTGGTAATCTTATTGCAATGTTGCCAACAATACTTCAACTTTTACCTGGTCCCGTGGGTGATAGAGCAAGGATGGCTCAGAGAGATATTGATATGGCAAAGCAGGCGGCGCTTGAGATGGGATTGCAGCAACTATCCTCTTTCATCCGCATTCCTGAACCACCAACGAGAGGGCAACCTAAAGTCATTGTGATGGATGGATCTAATGGAGTGAACATTAATGAGGGTGCAAACAAATCAAACTCATTTACCACTCCTACTCTTCGCAATCGTTCAGCAAATAAAATGGTAACGATGGGTATTGAATGATGATAAACTCAGATAAACTTTTAGGAACCGAAGAGCAGTCTGGTAATAAGATTAGTGGTGGTGCATTCCTTTCTAAAGTAAATAGAAAAATTCTTTCAGTCAATCTATTACTTAAGGGCACTCTTGCTGCTGATAAATCAAGGAAAAGAAGAGAGGAAGAGAATGAAAAAAGACAAAATGAAGAAGATAGGTTAGAAAAACCATCAGCGTTATCGAATCCTAAAAATCAGGCGGCGGCAGAGTCATCCAGAGGTGGTATTGTTGGATGGTTCAAGAATTTCATTGGAAAAATATTACTAGGATTTTTTGCAGTTAAACTTCTAAAGTTTGTCCCACTTCTTTCAAAGATCGCCCCCGCATTTGAGGCAAGTGTAAACTTTTTATCTTCAGTCGGAGTGGGATTGGTAGATGGGTTTGGAACTTTTATAAATGTTGCATACTCTGCTGCTGATGCCACAAAAGGATTTTTAAGATCTATTGGTGGCGACAAGACCGTTGAAATGTTTGAAGGGTTTGGTAATGCAATATCAACTCTGATTGATGTCTTAATCATTGCTTCATTGGTAAGAGGACGAGGAGATGATGGATTTGGTGGAGGAAGAGGAAGGCGTAGAGGTCGTCGTGGTGGACCTGATTTTGACTTTGATGGAC